CTAAGCTGAACGATGTCATCATCATGCTGCAGGCTATGCTGCAGTGCTTCCACCACGGCTATAACACTGACAAGACTATCGACTTGTTCGACAAGTATGTTGACGATGGCAAGAGTATGCTCGACTTGCTGCCCGTGTTCATCGAGGTGTTCCAGAAGAGTGGTTATATTTCTGAGCAGACTGGCGAGGATGGCGCAGACGAAAAAAACTAACGGAGCCGCCCTCCTTAAGTGAGATTGCGTATTCACATCTGCAGCCTGCCATTAACCTTGGACTTGAGGAAGAAAAGTTCTGGGAAATGACGGTTGCAGAGGTGTCTCGCTTTGAAGAGGGAGCTATATGGCGATTGAAACAAAAAGCTCAGTTTGATTACGCCTTAGCCAACCTTATTGGCATTTCTTCTGCTCGAATCATGTCTACCGAAGTTAAGTTCCCCACACTCTATGAGGCTTACCCTGATTATTTTGAAGAGGAACTGATGAAGGAAGCAGAAGAGGAGAGAGCTGCCAACGAAACTATGAATCATTTCTTGGAGTTCGCCAATAAACACAACGCCAAGAAAAGGAAGGAGGGAGGCGAAAAGACATGACGGGCGAAACCCTAAATATTAAAATTCGGCTTGATACAAGCGAAGCTACTGCTGGTGCCAAGAAGCTGAAGACACAGCTCACCAGTATGGCTGGACAAGTAAAGAAAAGCATCCCGCAAATCAGCTCTGAGAGTAAGAATGCTGCTAAGTCTTTGAATAGCGTCACAAAGGCCAGCTCCGATGCTAAAAAGGCAATCGGTAGGATTGGTGATGAGGCCAAGAGCCTCTCTGATGTCGCTAAACAGAGCGAAAAGGTTGCGTCTTCTCTCAAGAGCATTCGTTCTACTGGCGGTAGTATAAAACTCAGCATGGACACTGGCGGCATGACTGAGGGCGCAGGTGAGGCTGAATCTTCCCTTGAAAGCATGAGGGGGACAATGACAGGAATCCTTGGACTCCAGTTCTGGGATGTTCTGTCTGAACCCATCAAAGACTTTGTAAAGGGAATTAAGAGCAGCATCTCTGGCATCGCTGGATTCGGCAGTACAATCAAGGACTCTCTTGATAAGGCGATGGCGAAGATCAGCGTGTCCAAAGATGTTATCCGTGCAATGAAGTCCAATATCAAGGATGTCAACAAAAACATCAAGGATATGGCGAAGAACATGGGTGTCAGCGTAAAGGAACTTAAGACGAAGCTCTCATCTGGCATCAATCATGTGAAAGACGGCATTAAGCGATACAGGAAAGAGATTGTCAAAGCCAACAAGGAAATTGTGGCATCGTTTAAGCCTGTTATTGCTGAAGTCGGCAAGGTTGGAGCTGCAATAGGCAAGCTGGCTCTCAAGCTCGCTGCTGTATCCAGCGCACTTTTTGCTGTTGCTGGTGTAATGATTGCCAATGGCACCAAGGAGTACCGTGAGGAGCAGGCTAAACTTGTCTCTGCGTTCCAGTCTGCAGGAGCGAGTGCCAAGGAAGCTACACAGGCTTACAGAGGTATCTTTAGGTTCCTCGGTGATTCAGCATCTGCTGTTGAGGCGGCTAACCATCTGGCTAAGCTGACAACCAACACTAAGGAGCTTGCTGAGTGGACAACCATCTGTCAGGGTGTCTACGCTACCTTTGGCGATTCCCTCAGAGTAGAGGGATTGACGGAGGCGGCGAATGAGACAGCCAGAACCGGTGTTGTCACAGGCGTGCTCGCCGACGCATTGAATTGGGCTGGCGTTCAGGAGACGGCTTTCAACGAAAGACTGGCTCAGACTACTTCTCTGTCCGAGCGTGAGGCTCTTATCAGAAAGACACTCAATGGACTGTATAGCGATGCTGCGGCTCTTTACGAACGGAACAACCAAGCAGCGATTGCCCAGAACGAAGCACAGGCTCGCCTTAGTGCCACTATGGGTAAGATTGGACAGACAACTCAGGTTCTCGTCACTTCACTGACTAATCTGGCGAATACAGCACTTACTGTGCTTGCCCCCGCTATTAGTTATGTGAGCGCTGTTTTCTCTGTTCTTATCGACAAACTTTCTCAGGCTATCCAGTGGATTGGTAGCCTGTTGGGTATCAGCTTTGCAGTTGATACCGTATCTGGCATTGTTTCTGGCGCAGGCGCAGGACTGGACAGCGTGGCTGGCTCTGCTGGCACACTGACAGATAATCTGGAAGCGGCAACAGGAGCAGCCGAAAAGCTCAAGAAGACTACTATGGGCTTCGACGAGCTGAACATTGTGACGAACCCCAATACATCCAGTGGTGGCGGTAGCTCTACTGATATTGGTGGTGGCGGCACTACAAGCATTCCTGCTCTCAATACTGGCACGGGTATCCTCGGACAGATTGGTGAGCAGACAGACAAAATCAAAGCGAAAATCGAAGAGTTCTTCGAGAAGTGGAAGACTCAGATTGCAATTATCGCCGGTGCTCTCGGTGCGCTTGGCATTGCTGGACTGTTGGAACATCTGGGCAGGGCAATCGGCCTTGGCGACAAGTTCCTCGCCACAATGAAAACCATCAAGAAACTGGCGGCGACAGTAATCACGATTGTCCTTCAGTACACCCTTGTGAATGAGTTCATGGATAACTTCATTCAGGGTGGTGGACTCAAGGAGTACATTAAGGGACTGATTGTGTCCGCTCTGGGCACTTGGGTTCTGTATTCCATGTGGGGTACAGGTGGCTTAATTATTGGACTCGGTGTAACTGCCGTGGCATCCCTTAAGGCTGTATTCGATAACGGTGGTATCACCAATGCTGAGAGTGCTTTGGTGGCATTCACTGGTATTGCTTCGGCTATTACCGCCATTGGTATTGCCGCCAAAAAGGTTATGCCATTTGTCAAGGATTTGGTTGCCGCACTGAAGGGAACAACCACTGTTGCTCAGTCTGCAGCGTTTGTTAAAATCTCTGGTGAAATCACCAAAATTGGTACGGCTGTCAAGGGTATCTCCGCAGTATTCAAGGGAGTTGTTACCGCTGTCGCAGGCTTCGGCAAGTCCATTGGCGCTGCTCTGAGTGGTGCGGTGTCTGCTGTCGGCAGTTTCGCAGGAACCATCGGTAGTGCGCTTGGCTTGACTGGTGGTGCAGCTATTGCTGCTGGCTGTGCGATTATCGTTGCGGCTATTGCGGCTGTTGCAGGTGCCATTACATTCCTCGTGAAGAACTGGAAAGAGTTCACACAGGCAATCAAGGACTTCTGGAATGAAAACATCGTTCCCAAGTTCGAGTCTATGGGCGAGAGCTTCAGGGGAATTGGTGAGGCTGTAATGGGCATGGTAGATGCCTTTGTCAACCTTGGTAAAACCATCTGGAATGCGCTCCCCGAGGGGCTGCAGGAGTGGTTAGCTGGCGTATGGCAGGGTATCAAGGATGTCGTTGCGGCAATCGGCGAATGGTTCAAGAGCATTGACTGGCTCAAGGCAATCGGCGATGCGTTTGAATTTGTCGGCATGATTGTCATTGACATTCTCGGCGGCGCTGTAATGGGCGCTATCCAAGGTGTGATTGGTGCGATTGACGGCGTTGTCAAGGTAGTTGAGGGCGCTGTAAAAATCGTGGCAGGTGCGGTTGAGGCAATCGTTAGATTGTTCTCTGGCGACTTGCAGGGTGCATGGGATGCCGTCAAGAAGATTGGCGACGGTATTCTGGATGTCTTCAAGGGACTGTATAAGGCAACCATCGGTGTTGTCGTTGATTTGGTTGAGGGCATTATTGACTGGTGCGTCCATATGTGGGATGTCCTCGTTGGACACTCCATCATCCCCGACATGGTTGAGGCTATCATTGACTGGTTCTGGAAGCTCCCGACTCAGGTTGGCGAGGCTATCAAGAAGTTCGTTAATGATGTCATCACCAAAGTTAAGGATATGTGGAACAACATCAAGAACTGGTTTACCTCTAATGTTGCGCCTAAGTTCACTACGGCGTACTGGAACACCAAGTTCGATACCATCAGACAGAGCATCACTGACAAGCTCAACGCTGCAAAGACGACTGTCCAGAACACTTGGGAAAGCATTAAGAGCTGGTTCAGCTCCAATGTTGCACCTAAGTTCACCAAGTCTTATTGGACTACCAAGTTCGATACGATTCGGCAGGGTGCTACCGAAAAGCTCAATGCGGCAAAGACATCTATCCAGAATGTGTGGAGCACTATTTCCAACTGGTTCAAAACCTCTGTTGCTCCGAAGTTTACTGTAAGCTTCTGGACAAACAAGTTCAATGTAATCAAGGATGGTGCCAAGTCTGCATTCAACGGACTGATTAGCATTGTGGAGAGAGCTATCAACTACATCATCAACAAGCTCAATACCATTAGTATTTCCATCCCGAGCTGGGTTCCCGGCATTGGTGGCAGCTACTTTGGTATCCATCTCAATCCTGTTTCCATTCCTCGCTTGGCTGAGGGTGGCATTGTCACCTCCAGTACGCTCGCCAACATCGGTGAGAGAGGTAAGGAAGCTGTTCTGCCTCTGGAGAACAACACTCAGTGGATGGATGCGCTTGCTGACAGAATCGCCGCACGCAATAGCACACCTTCCAAGATTGTGCTTAAGGTTGGCGAAAGAGAGCTTGGTTGGGCAACCATCGACTCAATCAACGGAATCACTAAACAGACAGGAGGGTTACAGTTACAACTGGCATGAGTTATTTAGTAATTAACGGCACTGATGTGTCCAAGTTTGTGAAGCATGGCGGATTGAAAGTTGGCTATGAAACCCTCGTTTCTGAGGATTCAGGCCGTAATGCCGCCGGTGACACGGTGATTGACATCATCAATCGTAAAGTCAAACTTTATGTGACATATCGCCCGATGGACGGGAGCGAGATGGCAACGCTCCTGTCCGCCATTTCGGACTATGTGGTAGATGTCTCTTACAGAGACGCTGCTACCAATTCCATCAAAACAATCCAGTGCTATTGTGGCACACCTGAGCCTGAATACTACTGGATTCATGGCGACTCCGTACTTTACAAGGAGTTCAGCTTTAATTTCATCG